CACAGCATTTAAAAATGGATTTAGCCCTTCTGCCATTGTTACTGTTAATGGAGATTTTGGCGAAGCGGAAGCAGAGAAATTTGTTGAAACTGCCAAAGATACTTTAACGGGTAGCGGCAACAACTCTAAGATACTTTTCTTAGTTAAAAACGGAGATGATGCTAACAGCACAGACGTTCAGATTATAAACAAAAAAGAGGATGGAGATTTCTTAGATTTACAGAAATTAACAGACCAAAACATAATTACTGCTCATAGATGGCAACCTGCTTTGAGTGGTATTGTTTCATCGGGTAAGATGAATAATACAGGTAGTGAAATTAGAATTGCTTATGATTTAGCAATGAGTACGGTTATTAGAGATACAACAAATATTCTACTAGAACCTATCAAGAGAGTTATAAATTTAGAAGTTGGTATCGACACACAGGATTTAACTGTTGTTTATGAACCGCCTATCTCATTCTTGGCTGATATTGACCCTAAACAAGTTCTTACTGTTAACGAGCAAAGAGCAATGCTTAACAAAGACTTACCTGAGATTAAAGATGGCGAGCTATTGATTTCTGACAGACAATTTATTAGAGTAGAAAAAACAACAACAACAAACTAGATTATTATGGCAAATGTAAGACAGTATAATAATTTTGTAACAGCATCTGAAGTAATAGCAAACGCTTTTACCAATCAAGCTACTGACACAGCACTTATATCTGATAGTATTTTAGATATTGCTGAACTTGCACATATTAAGCCTGAGCTTGGCTTGGACTTCTACGAGCAGTTAAAAACACAAAATCACAACAGCACCTTAACTACTGATAATGAAGCACTTATGACACATTATCTAAAACCTGCTTTATATTGGTACACTCGTTTTGAAGT